TTCGCATTTACAATCTTGCGTTCAGCATTAGTATCATAATATATCGTTCTTAGGTTACCAAATCTGGTATCTAAAACTGCAACCGCTTGAGCACCATAACCATCGCCACCAGTAATACTAACGATGGCTCTACTATAATTTATACCACGATTAGTAATCTCAATACTCTTTATTCTACCATTAACTATGGTAGCTGTAGCTTGAGCGCCGGTGCCATCGCCAGTAATAGTTACGGTTGGTGCAGTTGTATATCCTGTTCCTGGATTCAAAACGTCTATTCTGGAAACGCCAGTATATGATTCTGGTATTTCTTCTATTTTACAATTTCTTAAAACGCCCAAAGAATCAAACGTTCCAAATTCAGTAGTTCTCAAACCATTTACAGAAGTGCCTCTATGCAATCTAGTATCAAAATTAATTGTATAAGTTTTGAATTCATTCAATAAAGGTTGAATTCTTTTTTGTAATCTCAAAGTTATTTCAGAACCAATAATAGCGTTACTATCGGTTGCTTCAACATAATCTTGAAGTTTTGAAAGAACAAAGGTTGAGCCAAACTCATCCAAATAATCATTATTGTAAGAAATTACAGCGTTTCTTATATTTGTTTTTATTGATTCTTCTGATAAACTTGTTTTCTTTTTGTCGTAGTGTACGCTACTCATAACCATCAGATAAACATATTCTGGGTCAAGTATTTGCGTATCGACAGTAATAATCGATTTGGGTTTTATAATCTCATCGATGATTCTTTGTTTTTCTAATTCAGAAATATAATAACCATCTTTTGGTTTAATCGAAATGAAAACCTTACCATAAACTGGTGGGTCTTGTTCTTCTCCGCCCCAAACTGAAATAGATTGTGATGCTGGATAATTCTTGGTCAAATACAGTTCATAGTCTTTGACTGTAACCAATCTATTTTGAGTTGTATATTGTAATGGCGCAGAATATCTAATAGCATCAATACTTTCTTTATCTGAGCCACCACTTGAAGCAAATATATCAGTTACTAAAACATATTCGTAACTTTGACTGATTGTTCCAGAAACAGTAAATCCAGAAATATCATTGCATTCGGCACCCTTAGTTACCAAATAACTTATAGTAACTATCGAACCATCAGATATTTTTTTACCAATTACACCATCACCAAAATAAACTTGATATGTGTCGGCACGACCTTCTTGTATAAAGAAAACGGCTGAAGTATTATCTACATCTAAAATATCAGGAGCATAATTATATACTTCTGTGGTTGAATTAGATGAAGAATCAATTACAGAAACTTTTATTGTTCTTGTATCAATATTACCAACAGGCAAGGTAAAAATAGCTTTTGGATTTGTAGTTTCATCGTAAGTAAAAGTCGCAGATGAAATCTCACCTTGATATATTGGTAGACTCTCAAAGTAATATTGATTGCCAGATTTTGTTACAGTAACATCTTCAATTAAAGTAAAATTATAAGAGATGTTATCAACCAAAGAAGACCTAAAATTGAATCCTCGATTTAGTGTCAACGTATCTATTGTGGTATTATCCGTTACAACAGCCAAATCAACAACAGCTTTAGCTGCGCTTATAGAATAAGGCACATAACCCAAACTCTTGGCATGAGAGACTACCGAATCTCGCGTAATTGCAGTATCCAAGAAAGATTCGTTAGAAACCATGTTCAAGTAATATGCATTATAATGTGTGTTATAAGCTAATATGTCAAGTAACACATTTAAACCGGCACCTTCAAAATCATAATCTTGGAACTGATTTTGTGATTTTAAAAATAATTTTAAGTTATTCTTGATTGTATCAAAATCAAGGTCGGTTACTTTTAGACGATTTGTTGTTGCCATTTATCGTGTTCTCTCTAATTGAAACTGTATCGAAATAGTTTCATTTCTGTTTGTTATGTAAAATTGCATTGACACATTAAAAGCATTATTATCATAATCTGGAACCACGGTTACGCCAAGTATTTTTGCTCTAGGTTCATATGTTCCTATTGTCTGCGTAATTTCTCTTTCTAACGTGGAAGCGGTTATAATGTCCAAATTTTCAAAAAGTAAGGCGCGAACATTTGACCCAATATCTGGATTAAATGGTTTTTCATAGTGATTTGTCAGTATCAAATTCTTTATTGAGTTGATAACGGCTCTTTCACCAACCCATCTATTAATGTCTTTTTTAACAGGATGTATGGTGAAATTCAAATCCAAATCACTATATTCTTTGGAAATTTGTGTGTTTACAGTTGCCATGTCTTATTTATTTTAGTTTTTAGGCGGTATTTGATTTAACTTCATAAATTGAATAATCTGTGTTATCAACAGGAGTTTCTTTAGGAGTAATATGCACAGTCAAGTTTGCGGAACCAATATAATTGGTGTATAAATTCGTTTCTGTTGAACCCATTGTACTCAGAGAATATCTCTGCATACGTTTGAAATCTGTTAAAACTGTTTGAGAATTGGCATAAAAATTTTCATCATGCGTTCGTCTGGTTAAAAATAAATTGTAGATTGAAGTCAAAGTATTTGACATTGTAGATATGGTTTCGGCCGACAAGTTTGAAACGAATGTCTCGGAAAGAACATCATATGAAATACTATTTGCAATATTTGCAGAAAAACCTTTAATGTTGGAGTAAGAATTCGCAAGTGAATCTTCAATTAAGATACTTGTAAAACTGCCCATAATTGGAGCATTGTTGTTAACACCTTCATATTGATTAATCACATAAACCAATGATTTTCCTGCGGCCAAAGCAGAATCTAAAGTTGGAAGTTCGGCCGTATTTGCGGTCATTTCTTCCGTACCAGAAAGTCTGTTTGTATGTGACCTAAACTTGGCACCTTCATATATTACGTTATTTGCAGCAGTATTGATTGAAGAAAGACCTGGCACTACAATCGTATTGGATAAAATAGTTTGCGCTGTCGATATGATTGTGTTTGTTATCGATTGTACTGGATTTTGTGTATAACCTGTGGTCTGTCCATTAGCCACAGCATCATACTGCCAAGTCTCAGCAAACTTAGGTAAAGCGTTAAGTGATTGAGTTGTTGCACTATCAAATGTGATAATATCATTACCAGAAGCTTCTGGAAAATTAAAACCGAGTCTTGCAAAAATAGATGCCATAATATATTCCTTAAACCATTTTCGGTATTGGTGGTCCACTAAATCCCACTTTAGTAGGATGTATATGCCAATTATGTAGGTTGACGTTAATAATGTCGGTCATCCAAACAAATGCGCCTAAAGGTGCATTAACAGAAGTTAGTGCATTTATCAAACCAGGACCATTTGGACCAGGCGTTGCGAATCCGCAATTTATTCCACCAATAGTATCGAAACCCCATGTTGCAGAAATTTTCTGTCCTGCATTTATATTCTTGGATGCGTTAACGCTGTTTGTTGTATTGATGTTACCTGTAACAAATAAGTCACCAAACACATTCAATCCATCACTTGCAATCAAGTTCATGGAGCTCGAAACGATATCAACATCACCTTCAGCTGAAAGCTCTACGTTATTTTTAACGTGCGCTTTTATGTCTCCGTCAACAGATTGTACGATATCACCTTTAACAACTTGATTTATGTTTCCAGTAACATCCATGTTAACGTCACCCATTACAGTTAAGTTTACGTTACCGCCAACCATTACATTATTGTCTTCAATAACAATGTAATAGTCTTTACCGAAAACCTTTGTTATTCTTTGTCCGTTGGACTGTATTTCTGTAAATGTACCTGTTCTATGTTGAACTCTCAATCTTTCATGGCCTGGAGTATCATCCATTTCCATGAAATGTCCCGAATCGGAGCTGGTAACTTTATTGTAAGGATATTCTCCTTTAAAGTCTGATTCTGGTTCAACCCACAAAGCACCAGATGGCTTGTTTTGATTAAAATCTGTCATGGCGAATTTCTTTTATTTAAATTAGAATCATTACCGGCAACATTAGCTAATTGGGACGCACTTAGCGTGATATTATCAGCAAGAGTTGCAAAATTATCTACGCCTCTGGCATCAAAGTTACTTGCGTTTCCACCCAACAAAGTTCCTGCACTTTTTAATGTTGCATCAGTTAACGCAACAACAGTTGCACCGGTTCTAGCAACACCCAAAGTATCATTATACAGGCCATTTACTTCAGAAACAAGCCCACCTAATCCAGTGTCTATACCACCAAAAGCAGTAGAGGCTAAACTGGCAACCTCAGCGAAAAGAGCACGTACACACTCACGTATAAATCTAGCAATTTTTTCTGGTAAAGATAAAATCCAAGCAATTAAATCGCGAACGTATTGTATAAATTTGGCAATTGCTAAAACAACATCCTTAACGAAATTCAAAACTTTCTGTATAAGTTTCAAATATTTTCTCAACGTCTTAACTACTTCCATTATATTCTGCAACCAAGGATATACGGATTCTCCGATAAAAAGAGCTTCTAAGGCTACTCTGATACCCATAATTTCGGCCATCATCTTAGCTCTAGAGACAGCCCATGTTGCCGCAACAGAGTCTGACAATCCACAAGAGTGAGCTAACCTGTTGTTTGTAAATTCAATACCCGTTTTTTCAATTATACCTCTCGACAATCTCTGTGTCGTTGGTTGATTCAATTCACGAACAGGTTGATTGATTGGCGGCGCAGGCACATTTGTTGCACCTTTTCTTTGTACGCCTTGAACATAAACAAGTTGTGATTGAACACTTTCGATACCTGGAAAGAGTCCCATAACAACAGGAATTTGAGCCGCATCTCCGTCTTGGAAGAAACCAAAAACCCAATCACCTTCTCTTGGTCCGTTTGTTGTGCGAGAGCCATTAATTGGCAATGCTACTTGAGCCCAAGGAAGACTTTCTGTTGGAACTAAACTTTTGTCCTCTGAATGAACGCCAATTATTCGAACACGTAAAGAGCCAATTTTTAGTGGGTCGTTGGTATCTTCAACAATACCTGTCCACCAAATAAATCCCTTTTTACCGTAAAAATCAGGAGATAGCATGTTTATTTTCTCTTAACAGAATCTGTTGCAACTTCAATAATTGTTTCATGTTTATTGTATCTTATGATATGGCGAGCACCAATAATTATATATTTACCACTAACGGTTTCATCTATAGTTTCATCATTCTTGGTTATTGCAAATTTGGGTACAGTTACATTTACCATGTAACCAGACAACAAACCAAAATTACCAGGCATGACTAATTGTATTCTTCTTTGCATCAAATTTGCAAATATAGATTTTCTTTGGAAAACATAATCTTGTGTGTTGTCAACAAATGAAGACATTGCAGGATTATTTTCTTTAATATATGCAAGTTGTTCTCTAGTGAATTGGAAAGGATATGTTACCACGCGAGAATCGTACATATCAAATGCACTTATATTTGCTTTGTTTTTAAAATCACTTAAAATGGTTTCATCATTGGCATGTTTATCTTCAGATAATGAAAACGCATCATTTATTTTTTGTACTTTTTGTGTTCTAGTAATCGTATCAAAACCTAAAAACTTGCCAGCGTAAGCACCAGATTTTACATTTTCTACAACGTCAAATGAAGTTAATATTTTAAATTCGCGAGCACCTAAAAAATCTTTATTCAAGTTATCACCAACATTTTTAGGTCTTACTTGTATATCAAAGAAAGCATCTTGTTGTGTGAATAATGTTGAAAGAGAAACAAAATTATAGCCTATCTTGTTTTCGTAAAAAACATAATTTGGAAGATTCATGTTATTTACGGCTCGTTTTGTTACATATTCTATTGTTTCAAATGGATTCAAAAACGGCACAATAATCTCATAATCACCTTTACTTGGTTCGAAATTACCAATACCAGAACCACCATCTGTTACAGTAGAATTTGGTACATTTAAATATTCTTCGGAAGTCAAAACGTTAGTAATTACTTCAGAATATTTTCCTTTATATTTTTTATCAACCTTTTTTTGTAAAGAATAAATAAAATCTTCGTTAATTAGGTGCAAGGTGTAAATCTGTGACGTTGGTGTTACCATCAAACGATTCGATATTTTATAAACAGAAAATATTTTTTTATAGTCAAAAACATTTGACATATTTTCCATTTCAGAACCTTTATCGATTTGAATATAAATCTTTTCATCACCTTTTAGTTTTAATTTGGTGAAAAGGTTATTCGCATCGCGTATTGTTATACTTGCTGACATGCAAGGAGTAAATAAATTATCATACAAATTAATTTCTTCAAAAATAGAAGAAATATCAAATTTGCTTCCATCACTCAGAATCAAAGTTAATTCAACGATTCTGAATTGTAATGTCTGCCTTATTTCAAGCTTATTTTCTCTACTTGCAGTAACCACTACCGCATCTAATTCGGTTTCATCAGGCATTTAAAACTCGCTTTAATTCTTGTTCTAACGCATCAACAAATTCACTTTTTAATATCTTAATTATTCTCTTTGATTCATTCAAATCAAGTTCATAGTCATAATAATTTTTTGTTTCTTTTGTTGTGACAACATCAATGACATTATTATCTGACAAAGTATAAGAAACTGAACCTGTAACCACATTATTATATTCTGGTAAAGCCAATTCTATTTTTTCTTCGGTACTACCATTTGAAGTTTGTATAGTTTCAACCTTGTAATAAGATTTGGTGTGGTCTTTAGCCCATTCTATTCCACTATTTGAAGTGTTTGCAGTATCTGCATATTCTGGTGCCGAATATTTGTTTTCAATATACGTGTTTAAAACATCAAAAGTTAATGGCCAATCCCATTG